TCTAATCTTTTTGCTTGTAATGTTAAAAATCTGAAATCTAAAGGTTCCATTCTTATATCACCAGTATTATTCTAAGCTATCTCTATTAAATCATCGTCATATGGTGTACCATCATTAGTGAATTATAATGATTTATAAAATTTTCCTACATAAGTATCATGTTATTATTTTTGAACTTCTCTAGTAGGTGTACCTAATGTAGATATAAAATTATTGTAACAAGTAACTGTAGGTCCAGATAAGTGTATTGAATTTATAGCAGATTATATGATTTCTGTATGTCTATCAGTCTATAATTGTTGCCCTTTAAATAAATATTAACTATCACTAAAGCTTTATGTATAAAGTACTCTGTTAACATTTCTATATAATTTTATACCTATACCAGGTTAATATAAACCATTAAGCGACAAGAATGAAAAACCTTTGTCGCTTATTATTAACCCTTTAGTTACTTAACCTAGCCCGTGAACGTGAGGCTATTTACTGTAACTATAGATTTGTCTAAATGATCATTGGAAAAGATCAACTTCTCTAGCTTCCATGATAATCAATGTGTCATCTCCACATACGAATAATGAATATTTTATAATATTAGCTTTATACATTGTAAATTTCATATAATAAGACACTCTCATTGTATTACCAAATGTAGTTCTAGTTGGATGACCAGAAAAAACTGTACCTTTCATACGAGCTTTAAATAACAAGAATTTTCCTTAATACCCATAGACATAAGCGTAATTTGACAAAACCATTTATTAAATCCTTTCTTTGTGAACATCTAATAAGCAATATGTTTCACACACTTCTTATATAATATCTTCAAGGATAAAATTATCTATACCTTCTATTAGTTCATGATGTTATCGAGAATCGTGAGCATCTCCATCATTAGATATAAACACTGGTTGATCATATTTTAAATATTCTTCAGTTATGATTCTTTCTTTTTCTTCTATATCATTATCACCTATGTAATGTGGATAATTTTCTTTCATTCTTTTCTTAGCTATATATGCTATCCAACCTCCTACAGCTTTTAAAGCTTCTGAGGGATCGTTAACTAGTCTACTCCTTTTATCAGACTAATTATCTTAGTGCACTATATGATTTTCTCCATTTTTTACCATAGCCTTATACGTGATATCTTCTTTTTTATTTAAAGGCTCTGGTGCATACATGAATTCTAGATAAGCCTTCATATATTTTTCAGCTTTCTAGCTGTCACTAACTTTCACATGTTCGTAGTAATCTTAAAAATCACATATAAATCCTGATGACATCACTCCCAGTGATAATCGTGCATATTCCAGGAATTCTCTAACCACTGCTGGGTCGGATAAAACTGTACCTTTTATTTGTCTGCCAATAAAAGCTCCTAACATATTAAGTGGACATGAAGCGAATTAATTTAATTTCAATTTACTCTTTATGTTAAATAGTTTTGTTTTAGGATAAATTTTACCACATGTACAATAATCTTTATAGTATTCAAAAATTTAAGCTAAATTAAGTTCTTAGCCATCCATTTTATAAACTGTAATATGATCACAACTTAAATGATTTCTGTGAGTAGCTTTATAATATTCTAAGTCATGTTGGTGTATACATTTGCTATGTGTATCAGCTCCATTGTCTTCGTCTGATATACCTCCAACTATCATATCTTCTGTGTCAACTCCTATTGTATCTAAGAATTTTTTCAATAATATTACATAAGCTATTAATGTGACCATCAACTTTATTATAGTCCAAAAATGTTCAACATACCAAGGTATGTAAGACATTAATGTTGCTCTAAAACTTATGTCTCTGGATCTTGAAGATTATTAATTATATGAATAATTTTTTGATTAATTTAGTTAATCTAACATTTCACCAGAAGCGTCACAATAATTTCTATTTGTCTTTGTGACTATACAATATGGAGTTGAAGAAGCTAGAACTTACATCATCTTAGTATCAATCTCTTTTTAATCTTTGAAACTATAATTGAATACTTTTTCTTAAGCTAAATTAACGAATTCTTATGTAATATAACAGTACTTGTCTTTATAAAGTTGGACACCATTAGTTAATTATCTTTGATACGTAAAATAGTAATATACAAATTTCAATATATTCAAAAAACGGAACACTTTTGGTATATATTCGTAACATCCATTAGGTATCAAACACAATGATACATTATAACCAATTTATATATTTAATAGTACTCTACTATTTATATAATCGAATGGTAATCTTACACCTACGAAAGATAAACCTTTTCTATGT